ATGTCTATTACAGATTCCTACCTTAGAGGTATGAACGGAAAGCCTCAAAACAAAGTGATTACAAAAGCCGATCGTGATGGATTATCGGTACGTATCAGCCCAAAAGGTAAGATAGTTTTTCAATTTAGATATCGATGGATAGGGAAAGCTGAGCGGTTGGATGTAGGTAGCTATCCTGCCACTAGTTTGAAAGAAGCAAGGGATCTAGCGCTATTCTATCGCGGAGAGCTGGAGCAAAATAGAAACCCTAAAGTAGTAAAAAAAGTCAAAAAGCAAGATGCGATTCAGGCACAAACAGTAGAGTCACTGATTCGGTTATGGTGGGAAAGATCTTTAAAAAATAAGCAGGTTAAGGCAGAACAAATTTTGCGGTCGTTTGAACTTTATCTCTTTAACAAAATAGGGGCGCTTCCTCATGATGAGACCAATATTCATGTTTGGCTTTCTATTATTGAAGATTTATCTAAATCAGTCCCTTCTATAGCAGGAAGAATATTGCGTTATTCAAAAACCGCACATCGATGGGGGATAAGGAGAGGTATCATTAATACTGAGCCCTTATTAAGCGTGAGCTGTCAGGATTTGGATATTGTAAATAACCAAGGAGATAGAATATTATCGGATGATGAGTTAGCTTTTTTGTTTGGTTTAATTGATGATCCTAAATACAATAAACGTAATGCACTCTTAATAAAACTGTCTTTATTGTTTGGCTCTCGAGTGAGTGAGTTACTCGGAGCAGAAATGACAGACTTTGATTTCAATAAAAATATTTGGGTAATACCTGCAAGTAAGCACAAAACAGGCTCAAAATCTGGAAAACCGATTACTAGGCCAATTATCCCCCAAGTAAAAGATTTAATAATGGAAGCATTTGCAATCAGTGCCTCTAAAAATTATTTATTTTCAACAAAGTCGGGGGAGAAAATCGGTGTTGGCGGGCATTGCAATATAATTAAAAACCTCAATAAGAAAATGGCTCTCCATTTTGATAATTACAATACCTGGTCTATACACGATTTGCGAAAAACAATGAGAACAGGCATTGCTGAATTAACACCGCCTCATGTTGCTGAAATTATGTTAGGGCATAAATTGCCGGGAATATGGCAGGTGTACGATAAGCACACCTACCTAGAAGAGCAACGAGAAGCTTATGAGAAGTGGTGGGATAAATTGACTAAAATCGTTTACCATTCTCCCAATCAATAATATCTTTCATTCTGAATTGTAATTCTTTCAGTCGGTGACTAGGTTTTGGGAAGCCTTCTTTAGCTTGCTTCCCTTCACTCACCCATACACGTAATGTGTGTGGTTTTATACCGATCCTTTTAGCTAGCTCCTTTGTTCCAATAAAAGTAGGATTGCGCTTTTTAGCGGGCCCTTTACTTTGTTGTTTCTCTTTGTAACTCACTGAATAATTAATTTTTACTGGATTTATGTAATTCTCTCCATAGAGCATGTCTATTCTCCTTTCCTATACCCGCTCTCCATAATAGCCTGTACGATAGTCGCTGGTGGGTTATCCCAATGAGCATCAAAAATGATATCGTTTAAATGATATTTGCTAATGTCATCCAATGTCTTAGGCAAATTGTCATGAGGTAATTTTAAATAAATAGAATCACCGGTCATGCTCACCGTAATATCAATGATCTGTTCAGTGGTAAAATCTGTTTTACGATAACCAGCCTTCCAAACAGCATCTGTTATATCACTCGGATCAGTACCTGCATTTTTGATGACACTAACGAGATTGAAATCTAAAGTTGTCATTAATCATCATCCTTAATTAAACTGTAAACTTTATCAGTGATATCAAAAGCATTATCAGCCACTGGTAGTACAAGTAATTTAGGATCTCCAAATGCGTCTTTTGTCATAGATGAAAAATTAAAAAGCACATTCTTGTTATTTTTTGTTTTTAGTATTCCTGTAATAACACGACCAAATAATAAATAAGGTAAAGCTAAGTACATGGCCTGTATTAAAGGTGCTTCACCTTTAATAAATTCCTGCTCAAAAAGACAATTAAATGATGGGTACTTATCTTTAATTAAAGTGAGCTTTGTTTTATAGGAGGGATAGAAATTTTCATCCTTCTCTTGTTTATAATGAATAGCGACATAAGAACCATCGTCATATGATTTAATATGTGTATATTCAGCATCTCTAGGAATTGCTTCATCAAATTGAATAACAATATCATCACTGAATTCAGAGTTGTGTTTCATGCGTAATACTACATGCCCATTAGACACTTCGATATGTTCAGCGTTGATATGTACACAGTTAGTAACAAGACGAACATCATCACTCATTTTTAATAATGTAAGTGCAGCTCTTAATTGGCTTGTCTCGATGTAAGGTAATTTAGTTGTCATTTTTTACCGTCCTTAGTGCATAGTTGGCATAGCTAGAAATCCGTTATTAGCTTCTAACTCGCGAATATAATCATCATGAAGAATACAGAGCCCTTCACGTCCTTTTTCTGATAGGCGAGGACCATGTTCAAGGGAGATGTCCAGAAAGCCGATATAGGCTTTTATGATGAAGTCAGGACAATAATCTTTATAGATACCCCCTAACTCTTCGATAAGAATGCTTTCAAAATGGCTTGCAAGACAAAGGCGCAAAGAAGTTGGGTAAATGGTTAAAGCGTTTTCTCCGTTACTGTAAATAGTGGCAAGATCAACACCGCCTTCTTCATTACGAATTTCAGTGGTGCCATTCTTTTCTTGTAGTTCACGAATAAAGCAAGTTGCTACCACCCAGCGCCAGACAGAAATTCTCTGTTCAGGTGTTAATGTTTCAGGTTCATCAGCTAACTTACCCATGACTGCAGCGGCTAAATATAAACCTTTCAATAACTCTTTATCGTATTGACCTGATTCAAGGGCTGTTACAGCTTCAGAGTAAGATATTAAAGCACCATCATCAGAAATAACGCCATTACTAGTATCAGTAAAATAAGCCATTATTTACCCTCCCAGCCAATTGCCTGAAACAATCCCATTTTAGGATGATGCCAGCGAGTGCCACGTTTTTCGGCTTCACTCATCATTGCCTTGAATGCAGATATAAAATCAGCTTCATGAATAATGGCCATAGGCCTAGGCATACCTTCGGGCGTAAGAATAGTTATTTTATTTTTGCGAACATTGAACTGTTTGGTGAGTGTTTTGCATTTATCCACCGTCATACCTGATTTAGTTCTCGCCAGAGAGTACCCAATCCAACCTACAGGGATCGTTCCTTGTTTTATTTGCTCAACGACTTCATTCACTTGTTCAACTTTTTGCTCTACATGAGATATACGGCGTTCGCTTTCTAAGTTAGCCAGCGCCATAGCAGCAATAATTTCTGCTTGTGATTTTGGTTTGACTCGTTCATCTTCAAGTTCTTTCCAGCGATCAACTAACCGAGCTGTAAACTCTGGGGACAGTTGCGCAACGACAATGATACTGTCTCGTTTACCTTTTTCACCTGTGAAAACATAATGTAGTGGAGTGGTTCCGTTTGCTGCTTTAATCCCATCCACCGTTGGTGGTTCGGATATAACATTTTTCTCTGCCAACCGTTCGATAGTTCTTTTAACACTATCTTCACGGCTACCAACTAATTCGGCGATCTCTTTAGAGGTCATTGACGCATTGGTGCTAATTAAATTATTCATATTGACTATCCTTAGTGTATTAATTGACTTTTACCTTGTGAGATAAGCAAAGTGGCGCTATTGATGAGTAGTTGATCAAGCATGTCTTGCATCCATTTATCACCTTCTTCGCCTTTTGCTTTGTTACCTTCGTAAAAACGGAACAGGGCGAATACGCCATCGCCTGACTGATCGAGAATGACTGACTCAACTTTTACAATGAGTAGCTTCTCGATAATTTTTAAATCCAAATCGACAACAATATTTTTGTGTCTAAATGAAAACTGCTCATTAAGACCAGGACCGAATCGCGTTACACAGGAGATTAAATATTTATTTGCTACAATCGTTCTTAAATTATCAACAATGTGCTTAACAAATATCTCTTGTTCTTCTGGTGTTAATTTACGATTTGACTTAATAGCTTCTTTATCTAATAAGGAAGCAGGGAAACCTTTTTCTTTTAAATATTCGATGATTTCATTTGTTGTCATTTTTTTACTATTCATAACATGCCACCCGGTATTTTAATTTTGGATTTATCTAAACAACGCTTAGATGATTGATTACTTATTTTTTGTTGATAACTCATTGCGCCTTTAGCTGGTGGATCTGCGATAATAAAAGCTTGGTTATATTGCTCTAGTGCGCGTCTATAAAATCCTTTCCCCTCTAATTGCTTACCTTTTTTCATGAATTCAGAATACGTCATGATATTTATATTCCTCTCCATTTAAGTAAGGAGGTAAATATTCAACGATATAATCAATCATGAATTTACCTATTTCAGAAATAGAACCATTAGATTTATATAAACGCTCATAGGTGTTATAGATATCTTTATCACTCCACTTACAACGTTGACGGCAATCTTTTTCTTCATAGACATCACGGAAGAAATTATTTAAATTTTCAAAGCTAATTTCTGTAATAACAGTTTTATTATTTAACTTTGATTTAAACTCAGCTTTCTTTCCATTTTGTTTAATATAAATAAGCACTGAGTTGATAAAACGCTTTCTTCTTACTTCAAGTAAATTAACTTTATCCATGTTGCTTACTCCTGATTTAGAGCGCAGCAATCCCTAGCATGAACGCTATAATTAATTTTTATTTAGTGGATGATTTATTTATTGGTTAAAGCATTATTTAATTCGTAATATAATCTGTCAGCTTCTTTTTCTGCCTCATCATATTTTTCTACAGCTTTAGCATATTCCTTTTGTAAGCGTTCAATATTACGCTCTTGCTTTAATCTCTCTTGGAGTTCGGTTAGTTTAGCTTCTTTGCGTTCCATAAAGTGTTCGGTAGGTTCGCCACGCTTGAAAGCGATTGTGCCATTTTCAAGTTCGCATTGTTCACCTTCATAGTTAGTCTCAATGCCTTCTTTGTGAAATTCACGCTCAGTGAGAATGTTTGCTAACTTATTTAATGCTGAACGCTCACTTAAGTAAGCCCGATTAGCACCTGTAATAATATAAACAGGGCGCATGGCAATAGTAATTTGATTATCAGTTGCTTTCTCAATAGCTTCGTGTTGGTTATTCATTCCCGTGTTCCTTTTATTTTTCGATTTGATATTTCGTATTCAATTCCACCAAGTTTGTCATTTAATATTGATATCAATAATGATACTTGGCTTAAAAATAATCCCACATCACCAAGATGATCTTTACCATCGGGATAATTTTCATTAGCATCAGCCCAAAACATAAAATCGCCGAATACCTTCATTCCTGTAATGAGTGAGTCAATAGCTAATTCTAAATTATCTCTTAAGTTGCCTAGTTCTTTTTCCGATAATTTGTTTAAATCAGGAAGAAAAATTAATTCATCGATATTCATTGTGCCTCCGTGAAACTTACTTTTTCATAAACGGTTTCTAAATTTAATTTTGCTGACTGGATTAAATTTGTAATTTGAATATCGTAATTTTTAATATGACCGCTTTCTTCAGCTACTTTTAAATTAATTGCAGTTTCTAATGTGTTTAAAATACATCCGACGGCTGTTTCAATAGTATCTTTATCACTGACTTTAATTTCACCGATAGGCTTTGGTGATTTATCAGTATTAATGCTTGATACACTTTCTTTAGCTCTTTCTATATTAGCTACTGCTGATTCAATCGCATTAAACATATTATCGCTAAGTATTACGTTATCGTTGATAATGAGATTTAAAATAGAAGTTGCATAAAGTAATTCATCACAAGCGGATTGTTTTAATTCAGTGTTATTCATCATTTAAAACCTCATTAATTTCATCTTCTGCTTGAGATAATAAGCTAAGTTGAATTGCTCGCTCTTCGCTATTACGAGAAAGAAACTGAGCTGAAATTAAGAATGCTTTTACTCGATGTAATGTATCTAGTATTTTTCCGCTATCTACATTAATTATTTCTTTTGTCATGATCATTATCTCTCTGTGCATTTTCTTCGATTAGCCAATTCGATATATCGCTAGATAAATTATAAGTTAACTCAATTAAACTCATAACATCAGGTTGGTTTTGAAGTAATATGCCATTTAGCTGAAACAGTAGTGCGTTTAAATGGTCACTTTTTTTGCAACAGCCTCTAAGTTGAGTTCGTGAGCCATAATTAAGCCTCACAAGGAAACTGTGCAGAGAAAACAACATTGCCACCGAGTAATTCTTTAGCTTGTTCAGCGCTGGTAGCCATAACTTCTTTTTTCTCTGGACACTCTGTTTTAGTCCAGAAACGAAATAAGAACATAGGTAGAATTATGCCTGTATGTATGTCAGGTTTCGGTAAATTAGGGATTGCAGTAGAATGTAAGATGGTCATCTTATAACTCCTCTGTTTTTGGGATACAAAAATTTGTCATTTCACCTTCTCCGTAAGCCAACCAGTTACGATCAATACCCAATGCTTTGGCTATTACGCTAGTGCGACACACCCCTGATACCTTTCCGTTTACCACCTGACTAATTGTGCTTTGCGATATGCCTATTTTTTTTGCTAACTCCACCTGAGTCATTCCAGAGTAAGCAAGCGCTAGACGTAAGCGTTCTGCAAATGAGTTTGGTAATGAACGCGTATGAGGGGAGCCACTACTTTCAATTTTATTTTTTTCTGTTGGTTCATGCTCAATTTGAAGTTTGGATTTTGTGGTTGGCTTACCTGTGGTTTTCAGCTCGTCAATGTTGTTTTGAATATCATTATGTAGAGATGAGCAAAGATTTAGTGCCACCCCAACCATTTCAGTTATATCTGCATGAGAAAAACCAGACATGGAAAGCTCATAAACTCCAGTCATTTGAGATGTTAGTTGTTTAGATTTTAACAATAAGCTATTAATATCCATTTTATGTACCTGGTTGGTTAATTTGATTTTATTATGTACCATTTAGGTACATAGTCAAGTATAAAAAACCCCTTTTATTAAAAAAGGGGTTAATTAAATGATATTTAAAAGTTTATTTTTTCCTTGCTCGCCCAGAAAAAATGACGGTACCCATTAAATTACAGTTTCCATTGATAGGGATGTATTGATTTGGCCAGTTTGGGTTAAGTGCCTTTAGCATCTTTGAATACCCATCATCGATAAGACGCTTAAATGTTGTTTGTCCTGTATCTACAAGCATTGCTACAACGTCATCGCCTGTAAGTGCGGGAACCTCTGGATCAACAAAAATAATTTCACCAGGCATGTATTCTGGGTACATAGATTCACCTACAACGCTTAGAGCAAATGTCCTTTCGCTACATGGTACGGGGCACGGATATTTCTTTATAAAATCCTCATCGATATCAATTGGTTCACATTCAGTCCAAGCTCCAGCCTGCACCCATGTTAGTAAAGGGACTAATCTGATTTTAGATTCTGTTACAGGGGACTTTATTTCCGGCGGGTTGGTTTTGTTATCTCCATGCTCCTGATCTAACCAGGCTTTAGGTAAACCAAAACACTTTTCAATATGGCGAGCCATTATGTTGCCAATTTTTTTAGTTGGGTTTATTCCAATTAAACGACTGACTTGAGTTGGCTCGCGATCAATGTGCGTTGCAAACGCCGCATTCCCACCCACGGAGTCCCTTAGTTTTCTGGCATTCTCTGCCCTGATCTGATCGATAGTTTTCATGTTCATTATTTAATCTTATGTACCTTCAAGTTACAAGTTTCTTGCAGGTACATTTTTAATGTGCATAATGTACCTAGGAGGTACAAATTAATGTACGACTTTTGGAAAAAATTATCAAATGAAGAAAAACTAAACTTCGCTTCCAAGTGTGAATCGTCAGTAGGTTATTTGAGATTGGTTTTTTCTGGTCATAAAAAACCTGGGTACAAGATGTGCAAACTTATTGAAATAAATTCAAAAGGCCAAATTCGGAAAAGTGATTTAAGACCTGACATTTACTCGATGGATAACTCTCATGCACCAAGTCAACATGCCGATGCCTGACCATTACTTTCCTGATGATGCCAAGTGGATTCAGGAACAACTTACAAAGTTAAGCCCAAGTATGAGGCAGAAGGCATTAGTTAAATATTCAGAAGTGTATCAAACGGAATGGGAACGAGAACAAGTTCCCTACCGTAAAGACAATAAAGCTCGTCATGAAGCTAACGTCAGATTAAGAGAATTCATAAAGCGTTATCAGAGAGCAATGCAAGGGTACACAGCAAAGCCGTTATCGATTTAGTAAGCAATGCCAAGGGAGAGGCTTAAATTTAACCAATGTTTTTATGGCTCTGCCCATTGGCTGTGGAAAAATCTCAATGTTTGCAATGAGTTAAACAACAAAAACAAAGGTCAAGGTCAACACAAGATCGAGTCTACGAGTACATAGGCATATAGATAATAAAAGGGAGACTTTAAGAAATGAATAAAATCAATAACTTAAGTACCCCAAAAATCCCACCACACGGGACGTTTAGTGTCATAGCTGGGAATGTTATTAAAAACAAGAAGTTACAAGGAGTTTTAAGAATGGGTAAATCTGAGGTTAGTAAACGTATTGAATCATTAAAGCTTCCTAAAGGCAAGGGATTGAGCTTCATTCAGGCATACGATTCAGGCTTAGATTTAATCTCAAAACTTGCTGAAGAAGGAAATGTGAGTGCGATACGACTCTATATCCATTTAATCAAAATTATGGATCGCAGTTCAGGCGCCGCAATGACAGATATTAAATCAATCATTGCTGATACCGGGCTTTCTCGTAGTGCTGTGTATCGTTCAATCACTGCGCTAAAAGAGGCGGGGCATTTGCGTTGCCGAGTTAAGCAAGTTTATGAAATTAATCCAGAAGGCTTTTGGGGCGGTTATGCCGATGGGAAAAAGAATGCCTTGTTTATGGCTGAGAATAGCACTGTAACGAAAGGTGTTCGCTTTAGATTGAATGCAGGGGCTTCACACAAGAAAGGATCTTTTACCTTACCCGCAACATTTGAGCCAGTTGAAGATAGCAAAAAGCCGAGTAGCACAACTTTCGACGGGAATGCAGACTCGGCTTCTTTGGAGGGAAATGATGAATAATCAAATCACCGGAAATCATTATGACATGAATTTATCGTTGGAGAAATGGTTACCTGTCGCTATTCCTGATTTTAGTCAGAGTTATGAAGTAAGTAATTTCGGGCGGGTTCGTAGTGTAGATCGCTGTACATCAGGCGTTGTTAAGGTAAGAAAAATAAAAGGTAAGTTGTTAAAAACTAGAATGCGAAAGGATGGGTATTTAACTGTAAATTTCCATTTTAAAGGGGTTGCAAAGCAATTTGCTGTACATCGTTTAATAGCGCTTACATTCATTAAAAATCCAAATGAAGCACCTTATGTGAATCATAAAAATGGAGTGAAAACAGATAACAATGCTAATAATTTAGAGTGGGTTACTCCCTTAGAAAATATTCAACACGCGATAAAAACTGGCCTGATGAAGGTAGCAAGAGGTGCTGATAATGAGCAATTCAAAGGCACCATAATCGCTACAAATAAAAAAACACTTAAAACATTAAACTTTAAAGGCAAAAAATCACTGATTGAATTTGGTTTTGATCATTCGGCAGTTTACGGATGTGTAACTGGACGAATGAAAAGTCATCGAGGCTATACCTTTCGCAGAGTAGAAAGCAAAGCAGAGGTGATGCCATGTTAACAATCACACCAAATTTTGCACAGGAACGCGGATTGACGATGTTACGTCAGGCATGGAAGCAAAATAGAACATTCATGATTTATAGCCCAACAGGAAGCGGAAAAACGGCGTTAGCTGCGTTTATTACTGATGGACATGTTCAGCATGAAATGAGAGTGATGTTTCTTGTTCCTTACACCATTTTGATTGATCAAACAGCCAGTCGCTTTATTGAGTATGGTTTGCCAGCAGAAGAGATTGGTTATGTATGGCGTGATCATCCTAATTATGATCCAACTCGTTTAATTCAAATCGCATCAGCAGACACAATTATCCGTAGAGAATTTCCAGACAACATCGATTTATTAATTATCGATGAGGCACATTTACGCCGCAAGAAAATATTAGAAGTGATCAGAGAAAGTGAATTCAAGGTAATTGGCTTATCTGGTACGCCTTTTGCGCCATTCCTTGGTCATTACTACGAAACATTGATCAAACCCACCACAATGAAAGAATTAATTAAACGTGGTGATTTAAGCTCATACGAGTTCTATGCGCCGACTAAACCCGATTTATCAAAAGTAAAATCGTCCAGCAACGCAGAGTTCGGTAGTGATTACAAAGAAGCTGAGATTGCTGAAATCATGAGTGGTGCAGATTTGGTGGGGGATATTGTTGATAACTGGCTTGTGAATGGACGAAACCTACCTACGATTTGCTTTTGCGTCACAGTCAGTCATGCCAATTTTGTCACCGTCGAGTTCAACCGTGCAGGTGTGAATGCTGAGGTGATCACTGCAGATACGCCACATGATGAGCGTCAAATCATTATTCATCGGTTTGAGCAAGGAGCGACCAAGGTGCTTGTAAGTGTGGGCACATTGATTGCCGGCTTTGATAGTGATGTTCGTTGCATTATTTACGCTCGCCCAACTAAATCAGAAATTCGTTGGTGTCAGGCTATTGGTAGAGGATTGCGTACCGCACCAGGAAAAGAGACTTGCCTTATTTTCGATCACTCTGGTTCTGTTCACCGCTTAGGTTATCCCGATGACATTGAATATAACGAACTGCTTACCAAAAATGACGGTATGAGTGAATCTTCATCTAGCCGAGAGCAAGAAAAACGAGAGAAGAAACCGAAGGAATGCCCATCTTGTCACTACATGAAGCCAGCAGGTGTTTATATTTGCCCTAAATGCGGATTCAAACCTTTAGTGGGTGAAGATATCGATGTTGATACTAGCCGAAACATCAAAAAACTGAATAAAAAAGAGCGCATTTACACCCGAGAAGACAAGCAAAGCTGGTGGTCTCAATTGAAATACTACCAGAACCAACGAGCGACACAGGGGAAACCGATCAGTGATGGTTGGGTTGCTAATACCTTTAAAGATAAATTTGGGGTATGGCCACGAGGCTTTCATAACACACCACAAGAAATCACTCCCGAAGTGAGTAACTTTATTAAGTACAAACAAATTGCCTTTGCTAAATCTCGCAAGAAGGCACAAGCCAATATTCAAAATTTACGTACTCAAATTAGCCACCAGCCACAACAAGGAGGTTTACTGTGAATACGATTGATGCCGTAAAAGGGCAATGGGCAAAAATATTTGCACATTATGGGTTACCTCCTATAACGGGGCGTAAGCACTTTAAAGGGAAATGTCCTATCTGCGGGCAAAAAGGAAAATTTCGTATTGATGATAAAAACGGGCGAGGAACTTATATCTGTACGTGTGGTTCGGGAAATGGCTTTCAATTACTGGAAAGAACACAAGGTAAAGACTTCAAAACATTAGCAGATGAAATTGATGTCTTGATTGGTAATCACCGAGAAAAAGAAGCTATTTTACCAAGTAAAACAAATAAGAATAATTTATTCCAACGCATTACAGGCTGTTATTCTAAATTATCAATACTGAAAAATACACCCGCCATGCAGTATTTACATAATCGAGGTGTTTTTGAGTTACCACTTGATAACGTTCGTTATTGTGATCATCAACCTGTTCGTAATAGTTCTGACAAATTTCAAGCTATTTGGTCATTAGCCACTGATGCTAAAGGACAACTTTGTTACTTGCATAGAACGTATTTACAAGGGGATAAAAAAGCCTCTCTTGATATTGTGAAGAAAATGACAGCTGTGCAGGAAGATAATTATTTAGAGTATGCAGAATCTGTCGCGATAAGAATGTTTCCTGTTGATAACACACTTGGCATTGCTGAAGGTATCGAAACGGCACTTTCTTGTAAGCAACTCTATGGTGTCAATACTTGGTCGGTTATCAATACCAACTTCATGAAAAAATTCAAAGCACCGAAAGGTGTGACTCACCTTGTTATCTTTACAGATATGGATTGGAGTGCTGCTGGGCATGCAGCCGCTATGGAATGTGCACATAAAAACCTACTTTCTAATAATGATGTAGAAACGGTCAGTGTGAGATGGCCTGATAATGGCGATTTTAATGACATGTTAATAGAGGCCTGTGAAGTAAGAGAGTTAGTGTTTTCAAGACAACATAAGGAAATGGCGTAATGCGTGATATTCAACAGGTATTAGAACGATGGGGGGCTTGGGCGGCTGATAATACTGAGTCGGTTCAATGGTATTCGATTGCTGCGGGATTTAGTGGATTAATACCAAGCAAGGTTAAAGCTCGTCCTCAATGCTGTGAAGACGATGCAATAATTATTTCTAGTTGCATGGCTCAATTAAATAAAAAGAATAGTGAGATGCATGACCTATTACTCGATTACTATTTATTCGGAATGACATTTATGCAACTGGCTAACAAGCACAATTGTTCTGATACTCACATAGGAAAAAAACTGCAAAAAGCAGAAGGGATAATAGAGGGTATGTTAATGATGTTAGATGTCTCCTTAGAAATGGATCGATACATAGAAAAAGTCACATAAAGCGCTTTACGATCGTAAAAATGATGATATTGTGATAAGAGTGACATCAAGGTCAACTAACTTATAAACCCGCTTTTGCGGGGTTTTTATATATAAAATAAAGTTTGCTATCTGAGTTCATCTATGGCTTAATGACATCACTGGTTTGGAAGTACAGGCCTATTTATGTTAGTCAGTTTAAAGTTGTTCACCGTTTAGCGTTATCCTCGATACTACTTCATTGCGAATTCCTTCTAATTAATTCCCATAAGTAAAAATAAAAAACAAACCCTCATATGCCTTATGGCAAATTAAATAAATTAAAGGAAATTCTATGTCTAATACAATGACTGGTTCAGTAAAATGGTTTAACGATGATAAAGGTTTTGGTTTCATCACCCCTAAAGATGGAAGTAAAGATGTATTTGTACATTACTCTGCAATCCAAAGTGATGACTTCAAATCTCTGATGGAAGGCCAAGAAGTTTCATTTACCATTGAAAATGGTATGAAAGGTCCAGCAGCAGGCAACGTGGTGGCTCTCTAAAGGCGCTATTACTATTCGCCTCTATTTTAAATGCCCTTGTTGTAGCGGTTCACAATATAGAACATCACAATTTGATGTCACAGTGAACAATCCACATGGCGCAAAATGTATCTTTTGCAAAAGTGTGATGACAGCTCAAATGAGTTAAGCATTAAATAGTTGAATATATAAAACCTCGCTTCGGCGGGGTTTTTTTATATAAAAAAAAGCCGACACGCTAGGAGTTATGTCGGCATAAACTCTCGGGAATAGTGTTAATAACGAGATAAATTATCAATAAAACAATGTATCAATATCAGGGAAAACCAGATATGTGCTGTAATGATAATTATTATCATTAAAATATCAATTATATGAATCCACAACAGTGGTTTTTTTCTTGTCTAAATATGACATATATCAATAAAAGGTGCGCATCATGCCAAAAGAGATAAACGAATTACAGTTTAGTCTTCACTATGCTTCAGAAACAGACAGCGAAATGAATACTTCAGCCATTTTAACGGCGAATATCCATACGGCTGATGGCGAAACTCAACAACTCACACAACTAATTTGCACGACATCTCCCGCAGGTAAAAAGCAATATCGAATCGGCACACAAAAGATTAATGATGCAGGTGATCCATTGCTGGTGGCGATTGAATCCTATTGGCGCAAAAACACACAAGAGAGTTGTGTTTATTTGTTAGAGAAAGCGAAGCAATTTATTAAGGGACACTTACAACAAACGAATACATGGATATCTATGTATGGTCTTGTGATTGTTTCTAATGCGTCACTGGAAGAACAGTTGCCTGAAGGTTTATTAAAGGCACTTAAAGTATCAATGCCCGCCTAATTTTTATCGTTTCACTTTTAACTCTCTCACACTCATCATCAACGGACACTCCTTTGGGGGTGACTATGCGTATGGAAAAATTAACCAATGTAACTTACGGAACCGCAGGCTTAACGGCCTTTTTTGCTAGCCTCTCATTATATGAATGGGGATTTGTTATCGGGATGGCGTTCAGCATGGTTCTAGGTTTAGCCACTTATTTTATGACTCGAAGAGAACAGCGAAAACGCACTCAATTATTTGAAGAGCTTGTTCGTCATGTTGACCCACAAAACCCAACTGAAACCCTAAAAAGGCTTGCTGAATTAATGGTGAAAGCGCCAAAGGATATTTAATGTCTCTCAAACAGAAAATAGCGGCGATAACAACAGCAGGAGCAACAGCAATTGCGTTAGTAGTAATAGCCCATTTTGAAGGTGTACGTTATGAACCTTATCGTGATGTGGCGGGTGTTCTAACAGTTTGTTATGGGCATACAGGCAAAGACATTATTCACGGTAAAACATATACACAACAAGAATGTGATGCGTTATTACAAAACGATTTTATTAAGACACAACAGCAAGTCGATGCATTAATCAAAGTACCACTCGATGACTACACCAAAGCCGCTTTATATTCCTTTGCTTTTAATGTGGGAACGACCGCATTTGCTCGCTCAACATTACTTAAGAAACTAAATGCGGGTGATAGAGCGGGTGCTTGTGAAGAAATGAAACGTTGGGTATATGCGGGTGGAAAGGTTTGGCGAGGGTTAGTTAGTCGTAGAGATGCGGAGTCAGCACTATGTCATGGAAATCTTTAATCATTATCGTCGGTTTTATTCTTACATTACTCATCTCGGTCGCTAGTGGCATTTATCTCTCAATTGATAATTCATGTGTTAATGATAAAGCCAGTTTAGAAAAACGCTGTCAGGTAGCTCTATCACATCATCGGTACTAATTATGAAGCACTGGAAACTTTACATTGTCATTGTGATAGTGGGTATTGTTGCTGGTGGTGGCGTGCTGATTAATGCACAAGTTAAAAGAATTAACACGCTGACAGAAAACAACAAAGAACTTACTGCAACACTTGAAGAGCAGAAGGCTATTAATATTGACTATCAAGTGCGCATAGAGCGACTAAATCAACTTGATACAAGACACACACAGGAGCTTGTTAATGCAAAGAATGAAATCAACACTCTTCGTGATGCTGTTAACTCTGGCGACAAGCGGGTGTATGTCAAAGCCGAGTGTCCAGCAGTCACAAAGAATTCCACCGAAAGCGGAATCAATGAAGCCACCGTACGACTTAACAAAGCAGTTGAACAAGATTATCTACGTCTCAGAGAAATGATAGTCGAGAACGAACAGCAAACTTTGTATTTGCAGGATTACATTAGAACGGAGTGTTTAAAATGAGTAAGGCAACACAGTCAAAAAATAGCAGTGAATTGTGGAATTGGTTTGGATTGTCTTATGCATCATTTCTAGTCATGCCAAGAGTTCTCATGCATGAAATGCCTACTGAATGGCAAGATAAAATGGCGGCTTTATTGTATGAATATGATGAAACATTCGACACGTCATCTGTTTGCCATTCAGTAGTAGTGAGTGCAAAAGACAAAAATAATAGGTTTATGAAGATGCCAGGTTACATCCTGAATTATCGTCGGCCAGATCATGAAGAGATTGATAAACTCAAAATTTAG